CTACAGCAGGCGAGCCGCTGACTGGCGGGGCCAACGGGCTTGTAACAAACGCAAACCATCAGACCTTCCTTGATAAAATTGAAGGTTTTTCGTTCAACGTTGTTGGTTGCCCTTACACCGATCCTGTCATTAAGGCGTTGTATGTAGCGTTCAACAAGCGGATGCGTGATGATGTGGGTGTAAAATTCCAGTGCGTCGTTCATAAGTATCCTGAAGCCGACTATTGGGGCGTCATTTCCGTTGAAAACAATGACACGCCGGAGCTGGTGTATTGGGTAACTGGTGCGGCAGCTGGTGCGCCGATTAACGGAAGCAATACCAATTCCCCCTATACCGGTGAATATCCGGTTATAACAAACCACACGCAGACGGAGTTGGAAGCCGCAATTAAGAGCGGAAAGTTTGTTTTCCACAAGGTGAATGAGGTTGTGCGGATTTTGGATGACATCAACACCTTCACCAGCTTCACGGATAACAACAATTCCGATTTCGCAAGCAATCAGACCATTCGTGTACTTGACCAAATCGGCAATGATATTGCCTACGAATTCAATACACGGTTCTTGGGTAATGTTCCAAATGATGCCGCTGGCCGGATTAGCTTCTGGAACGTTATTGTCAAGTATAATAAGCAGCTCGAAACCCTACGGGCAATTGAGAACTTTGATCCGGCTGGCGTCACGGTTGAACCGGGCGAACAGAAAAAGGCGATTACAGTCGTTTGCCCGATTACGGTTGTGAACTGCATGACCCAATTGTATCTTACAGTTGTGGTATCGTAAGGGAAGGGGGAAAGAATAATGGCGGCAACTATGAATGCAAAAGATACTGTCAGCGCTTCCCTTGCGGAATGCTTTGTCACAATTGAGGGGAATCGCTACAACTTCATGCAGGCAATCAATCTGGAGGCGACAGTCGACAAGAGCAAAACTCAGGTTCCAATCCTCGGAAGAACCGGCAAAGGAAACAAGGCCACAGGGTGGAGCGGAGCCGGTAATGCCACGTTCCATTATAACACATCGATTTTCCGTGAGCTTTTGTACCGCTACAAGCAGACCGGCGAAGATATCTATTTTGACATCCAGGTGACGAATGAAGACCCAACATCCAGCGTGGGGCGGCAGACCGTCATTTTGAAGGACTGCAATATGGACGGCGGCGTTTTGGCAAAATTCGATGCTGATGCTGAATATCTGGATGAAAACATTGATTTCACCTACGATGATTTTGAAATGCCTGAAAAGTTTGCTATGCTGGCAGGCATGATGTAAGAAAGGACACATAATTTATGTCAAATTTGAAAGCATTTCTTGCTGGAAACGCCGTAAAGGTGGGCACTGTAAAATATGCCGCCTCTAAACGGTTCTTGGGCGATGACTCCAAACCCATTGAATGGGAGATCGGATGCGTCACCTCCAGCGAAGACGAGGCGTTGCGCAAAAACGCCACGAAACGGAGCCCCATTCCTGGCAAGCGAAATCAATTCACCTCGGAGTTGGATGTGAATATGTACCTTGGGCATTTGGCTGCAAAGTGCACCATTTTCCCCAATTTGCATGATGCCGAATTGCAGTCGTCCCACGGCGTGATGGGTGCAGACACTCTTCTGAAAACCATGCTGACACCTGGTGAGTATGCAGAATACATCATGAAGGTGCAGGAAATTAACGGCTTCGATGTGAGCTTTGAAGACCAGGTGGAAGAAGCAAAAAACTAATCGAAGAGGGCGATGGTGAAGCAAATATTGCTTACTATTGCCTTCATGAATTACACCTCATCCCCTCTGCTTTTATGGCGCTCCCCAGGACGGAAAGAGCATTTATAAGTGCGGCAGTCCAGATTAGGGTAGAAGCCGATAAAAAGAAACAGCGGGAGGCCGAGCGTAAACGGCCAAAAGGCAAAAAACGGAAATAGGCCCTTGTCATTACGGCGGGGCCTATTTTTTTGAATCTGGAAAGGAGGTTATTGAGTGGCAACAATTGCAAGTACAATCAAAATCTTTGATGGGTACTCTCCTGTTATCCGTAGCATGATTCGTGCGAATCAGAACGTGATAAATTCGATGGCTGCGGTTGGGTCTGCGTCTGAGGACATGTTCCATGTTGGGAGAATTCACGAGGCGCAGGCTGCGATTGCAAGAACAGAAAGCCATTTTGATGACGTGGAGCGTCAAATCCGTGAAGCGGCCGAAGAGCAAGAGCGTCTTAACAAAAACGTTCGAGATGGAGAGGGCGACGCTAATAATCTTCTTTCTGTGTTCAAAAAGATGGCAGTTGGTGTGGGGGCTGCTTTTAGCGCAAGAGCAATAATCGCCCTTGCGGACCAGCAGACGCAAACTACGGCCAGGCTCAATATGATGAATGACGGATTGCAGACAACGGCAGAATTGCAGGACACAATCTTTGCATCAGCGCAGCGCTCCCGTGCCGCCTATCAAACTACAGCGGACATGGTATCGAAACTTGGTATGCAAGCTGGGGCCGCCTTCGGAAGCAATACAGAATTGATTGCGTTTTCGGAGGCCCTGAATAAATCTTTCGCAATTGCAGGGACAGATGCGCAGGGCGTTGAGTCAGTCATGTACAATCTGACCCAGGCAATGGCATCCGGCGTGCTTCGAGGCCAGGACTTGAACGCCGTCTTCTCAAATGCCCCAAATATCATTGCTAGGGTTGCTGATTATATGGGCGTCACCGTTGGTGAAATTCGGGCGATGGCGGCGGATGGCGAGCTGTCGGCAAATGTAATCAAATCCGCAATGTTGACTTCGCTGGAGGCTATCAATGCCGAATTTGAGCAGATGCCCATGACGGCCGGGCAAGTTTGGATAAAAGTAAAAAATACAGCGCAGAAAGCGTTTCAGCCTGTTTTAGCGAAGGTAAGCGAAATCTTCAACAACCCAAAATTCATGCAGGGCGTTGAGGCAGTAGCAGGCGCATTTGCTTACTTGGCAGCGGTGGCCTTGCCGATTATCAGCGGCATTGGCTCCGGCGTTATTTTCGTAGCTGATCAATGGGATGTTTTGGCCCCTCTGGTTATAGCCGCAGCAACGGCAATGGGCATATATCTTGCGGTTACAAAAGGTGTTGTAGCGGCAAACGCTCTTGCGACGCTGACCAGCGGTTTTTTTAAAGGGGCAGTAGATTTCTTGTCGCTTGGGTTCGCTGTGTTGTCAGGAAATACAGCGGCAGCGAGTATGTCGGTTCATATGTTTAACACCGCTTTACTGGCGTCCCCTGTGACATGGATACTGATGATTATCATTGCTATCATTGGGGCTTTATACGGTGTTGTAGCGATCATTAACAAGGTCACAGGCAGCACCTACAGCGCCACAGGCATCATTTTGGGGTGCTTGGCGGTGTTGGCCGCTGGCATATGGAACACCATTGTTGGTGTGCTGGAAGCCGTGATTCAGTTCCTTTGGTCAAGCTTCGTGGAGCCGTGGATTGGTATCTTTGAATGGGTGCTGAACGTCATGAACGGTGGGTTCGACAGCTTTGGTGATGGTGTGAAAAATCTGCTTGGAAACATCATTTCGTGGTTCTTGTCGCTGGGTAAGGTGGTTACAAAAATCATTGATGCCATTTTTGGCACAAATTGGACGGCTGGATTGAACGGCCTGCAAAACGAAGTGCTGAAGTGGGGTAAGAACGAAAATGCTGTGACTATCACACGGGAAGCGCCTTCGTTGGCATCGTTCGGCATTGAACGGAAAAAATACGGTGCGGCGTTTGATGTTGGTTATACCGCTGGAGAAAATTTTGCCAATAACTTCAAGCTTTCCGGCCTTGATCCAGCGGCAGGCATGGGCGATTACATAGGCAATATCAGTGACTATACAGGGTACACGGCGGCCAATACCGATGGTATGCTTGATATAGCAGAAGAAGACTTAAAGTATATGCGTGATATCGCAGAGCGGGACGCAATCAACCGCTATACCACAGCAGAAGTTACAATTACGCAGAACAACGAAAATCACATCAGCTCCAACATGGATTTGGATGGCGTGATTGGGTATCTGAATGATGGTGTTGAAGAATCTGTTTCAATCGCTGCGGAAGGAGGGCATGAATAATGGCATACACGTTCTTCTTGGATGGTGTGCAGCTTCCGGTCACGCCTCCTTCCCTGCGGGTGCGAATCAGGAATCAGAACAAGACGATCACTTTGATAAACGAAGCAGAAGTGAACCTTCTAAAAACGGCTGGGTTGACTGAAATTAGCTTTAACGCTCTGCTTCCACAAGCGCCTTACCCGTTCGCCACCTATCCGAGCGGCTTTCGTTCAGCAGATTATTATTTGGATGTTCTGAACCGCCTGAAGACTCGAAAAGATAGCGCCGGTAATCTTATGCCGTTCCAGTTTGTGTGTTCCAGAGTAATGCCCTCCGGCAAACCATTGTTTGACACGAATTTTCGGGTATCGTTGGAAGAATATGACATCAAAGAGGACGCCGGAGATGGTTTCGATCTTACTGTTAGCATATCCTTGAAGCAATACAGGGATTACGGAACGAAAACTGTCACGATTACGCAACCCATAACGCAAGGGGCACCCGCCACCGCCCAAACAAATCAGGCAAGACCTGCGCAAAGCGCCCCGCAACTGAGAACGCATACGGTTGTTTCCGGCGATACGCTTTGGAACATTGCAAAGAAAAATCTTGGTGATGGATCACGGTATGGCGAAATTTTTGATTTGAACAAGGACAAAATCAAAACGCCGAACCTGATTTATCCGGGGCAGGTGTTGATTTTACCATGATTGAATTGTTGATTCAGAACGGGGCAACATTTATTCCCCCATCATCGAAGGTAACGTTGTGTTGGATTTGGAGCGAAAGCAGACCGGAAAGTTGACATTCAACGTGGTGAAAGACGGGATAATCAGCTATACGGAAGGCAATTCTGTTTCTTTGAAAGTTAATAATCAAAAAATGTTCTATGGGTTTGTGTTCACGAAATCCCGTGACAAGGAAAAAATCATTGGAAACGTGGCCTATGACCAAATTCGATATTTGAAGAACAAAGACACCTATGTTTATACCAACAAAACGGCGTCCGAAATTGTGCGGATGATTGCGAATGATTTTCGCCTGAAAGTGGGTAATATCGAAGATACAAAATTTGTCATCCCCCGGCGTGTGGAAGACAATCAAACGCTGCTGGACATGATTTTGAACGCCTTAGATGATACCCTGTTACACAGCAAAACAATGTTTGTGTTGTATGACGATTTCGGAGAACTGACGTTAAAAAATATTGAAAATATGCGGTTGAATTTGGTCATCGACGAGGAAACGGGGGAGAACTTTTCGTACACCTCCAGCATTGATGAACAGACATACAACCGCATTAAATTAGCCTATGAAAACGAGGAAACCGGCAAGCGAGATATCTACATTGCGCAGGACGGCGAGAACATCAATCAGTGGGGCGTTCTACAGTTGTTTGACACTCTAAAAGACCCAATTCAAGGGAAAGCAAAGGCTGATGCTTTGCTGGCCCTCTACAATCAAAAAACACGCCGTTTGAGCATATCAGGGGCCTTTGGTGACGTGCGGGTTCGTCCGGGTTGCGCCGTTGTCATAAATCTCCATTTAGGCGATATAGTTATTGGAAATTTTATGATGGTTGAAAAAGTGCGGCACATCTTCAGCAATGACCTTCACACCATGGATTTACAGCTGATTGGCGGTGATTTCGTTGTCTGATAACAGTTTTTCCAGATTTCATGAAAGCATCAAGAACATTGCGGCGGCCACAATGGATGCTTCAAAGCCGATGGGAATTTATTATGGCACGGTGACTTCTGTTTCTCCGTTAGAAATCCTGCTGGAACAGAAAATACCACTAAGCGCCGAATTTCTGATTTTAACCTCTGCGGTGCAGGATTATGAAGTATCCATGACGGTTGAACATCAAACGGATGCTGAAAATGATCATACGCATCAATATTTTGATTCGGACACAGGCATGGCAGCATCAGGAAGCACGACACGGACTTCCGAAGCGACAACTCATTTTCATACTTATTCCGGCACAAAAACCTTCAAAATTCATAACGCTCTTAAAACGGGCGATAAAGTAGTCATGCTGCGAGTGCAGGGAGGACAGCAATTCTTAGTTTTGGACAAGGTAAGGTGATGACATGATACCGAACAATAATGATGGGTTGCAGGTTGCATTTGAGTTTGCGGAATTGCCAACGCATACTTTTCGTCTTCACGCTTTGCGGGATATTGTGGCTGGTTTTACAGACCAAACGCAGGCGATGGTGCAGGCAATTTACCTGATTTTGAACGTTCCCCGCTATGAGCATCTGATTTACAGCTGGAATTATGGAGTGGAATTCAGCGATTTAATAGGACAGCAGATTGCATTTTGTGTGCCGGAAATCAAGCGACGGATTACGGAAGCGCTGACGCAGGACAGCCGAATTTTAGCGGTAGACAATTTTATTTTTGATACAGGGCGGGGAACAGTGCATGCGACGTTCACTGCTCATACCATTTTTGGAGATATTGACGCAGAAAGGATGGTGGAAGTGTAGATGTACGAAGATATCACATACGAATACCTTCTGCAACGCATTTTAAAACGGATGCTGCAAGCAAACCCGAATTTGGACACAAGGGAAGGCTCTATGTCGCATCTTGCCGTCGCAGCAACGACGGTGGAGCATCAAAATCTATACATCGAAGCAGATTTCATTCTTGACGCCACATTTGCGGACACGGCCCCACGTGAGTTTTTGATAGAACGGGCAAAGGAGCGGGGATTAAGTCCGTATCCAGCAACATTTGCGCTTTTAAAGGGTGAATTCAATGTTGAAGTTCCAATTGGCAATCGATTCAGTCTAGTTAATGATGTTTTGAATTACGTTGTAACACGTCGTATTGATTTTGGCGTGTATGAATTGCAATGTGAAACCGTAGGCAGCGTTGGTAATGAACGGCTTGGACAAATCATACCCGCAACCCGTGACGATTATATTGAAGGTTTAACCCATGCGGAGCTGACAGAAATTCTGATTCCGGGAGAGGATGAGGAAGAAACCGAACGCTTCCGGCAACGGTATTTTGGCACATTGAATGCGCAGGCATTTGGCGGGAACGTGCAGGATTATAAAGAAAAAACTCGTGCGTTGCAGGGCGTTGGCGGGGTTAAGGTCTATCCCATTTGGAACGGCGGAGGAACGGTGAAGCTGGTGATTATCAGCAGCGAATTCGAGGCCCCGTCTGTGGCACTTGTGGACGCCGTACAAACGGCGATTGACCCTGTGCCGAATCAGGGTATAGGCGACGGGATTGCGCCAATAGGGCACGTTGTGACGGTCGAGGGCGTG